TTATCTAGTATTTCTTAGACAGTCAAGAGTGAATTTATTTCCATCTAACACATCTTTATACTCACTCATATAGAATTGATATGATCTATCTTCATCATCTTCAAAATCTACTTGAAATACTAGATTCTCGTATTCATCTTCATTCATATTTCCTAAATGTGCTTTTAACTCATCTACTGAATAGCAAGAAGTGCAGTCATTTGGATTTTCTTCTGTCCAGTAAGTCACTGTTGCTCCATCTTCTAATACTAACTCATTAACAACAATCAACATTTTATCATAATTTCTCATTTTTAATTCCTCCGAATATCTGATTAATTTTTTTGCTACTTGAAGTGTCATGTTCTCTAATTTTCTTTTACCATTTGTGTAATCAGATATCAATGAATATGAGACTCCAGAATCTTTTGCTATTTTGTAACTACTAATTTCACTATTTAATAGTTCTTCTATCTCTTTAATTATTTTATCTACCATATAATAACCTTCTTTCTTAAAGTGATTTTATTTGATTCTCTATTAACTTACATTTAAAGTATATCACTTAATCGATATATAATCAATAGATATTTTAAAACTTTTTAAAAAATGCATAAAAAAATAAGCCCCTACTTATTAGTAAGGGCTCTAGAATATAGTATTATATATTAATACTAATCCGAAGGTACTTTCATTTTAACATGACTTGATTTTAAAATCAATTATTTTTCTCTCCACGTTCCGTGAGTATCTCCAGTTTCTAAGTTCATAGATGCTACGTAACGTCTTTCTCCACTATTAGAGATGTAAGATAACCATTCATATCCTTCTGCATAACAAAATTCCATATAGTTAAACTCTTCTCCGTTTTCGTAAACTCCTACTACTTCTGAATTTAGAGATGGTACATTTCTGATATTAAGTTTGTCTACCCCTACAGTATATACACGTACTGTTGGTAAAGACTGTAAATCAGTATTTAATTTAATTTCTCCAGCTTCTGTATCATCTGTTGGGAAGTAGAACCAACCAACGATACCGTCAAAATTACGTTCCATATATCGTGCTGGCCCACCTACATATAAGCTATCTGCATTACCATCAACGTTTTGTTCGATAGTCTTCATAGTGTAACCATCACTATCCTCTATTACTACTCCAGTATGTCCGAACGGATGTCCGTAGATATAAGTAGTATCCATTACAAATACTGCTCCTGCTCTAGGTTTACTATCTAAGTTCCCAGCCTCATTATACTCAACTGTATATCCTAATGCAGCTGCACTATTTAATAAGTCGATAGCATTTCCCCATAAGGCTTTTCCGAAAAATAATACTGATAGATAGTTCGGTTCATCAACACATTGTGTTCCATAAGCTCCGTCTTGGTCTACTCCGATACCTAAGTTTGCTATTCTTTTTACTTCGTTTATAATTTCACTTGTTCTAACCATTTATTTTTTCCTCCGTGCTGTTTGTTGTATCTTCATTTTTTGATTGTTTATAGACTTGATGTGTTCCCACACTAGCAAGTCCTAAAAGTACTGCGTTAGTATCTTGAAATACCGCCCAACCAATTAAGCCTCCAAGTACTCCTAATACTTGAGGTATAAGTTCTGTTGGGAATGATTTCCACTCTTTTAAGAACTTACCTAATAGGTTAAGTCCGAATACGATTAGCGTTAATAAAATAGGCTGTAATTGTTCCATTTTTTGTCCTCCTAATCATTTTCTGATTTTAACTCTGTTAAAACTTCTTTTATGACAGCTTTTAGTTCATCTCTAGGCACGACTTCTGAAAAATTCTTATTTGATAAGAAAATTACTTTGTTATTAATGTCATCTCTAACTGAACCCAAATTATAGTTATCAGGAAGCGAATTTGCTAAGGAGTACATTGCAGCATCAAAATCTACAAATTTTTCATTGTTTTCATCACCTTTAAAAATTTGAACATTTTGAGGATAGTTGCTATTTTCAAGCATTTTCGCCAAAATCGACCCAGCTGAATATGAAATGCTAGGTTTTTCGAATAGAATAGGTATGCTATCTAAATATTCCTTAGCGGTCTCTTGCTCCTTATAATCAACGTATAGTGGATGAGGTATATAAGTTTCATTTATTTTCCCAATCTCATCATCAAACGCTTTTTTAGTAACAAAATTAGAAGTATCAACATTTCCACCACCTGTTGATGGTCTGTTTTCTAAAGCCGCTACACGCTCTACTAATGCACTATCAATTTGTAGTTTAGATAATTCTTCAGTTAATTGTGATCTTGTTACTAATTCCAGTTCACCAATATTATTAACGTGCTTAATCTGTCTGTTTGCTACTTCTCCTTTATCGATTTCAGATAATACAACGTTAAATTTAAACTTAAAAATATCAAGCGAATCTGAATCGCTATCTAGGAATAAAAATCCTAATACTTCTTCACATCTTGCTATTAAATCTGTATTGAAGTTAACCTTAACAATATTACCTTCTATAGTACCATTAGCTTGCCATGTAGAATTAGAATCCCTAAATTTGAATAGTACCCTAGGTGTATATTGCGTTAGATCAGTTTCATTTTTTATCACAAACTCAAATCCAGCATTATTCTTATCATGTGAGTAGAATTGAATATTTAAATTCTCTGTTCCACGTCTGCTAGGGGTGTTAGTTAAATTTGTTCTTACTAGTTTTTTCATTTCCTCTATCTCCTATTTTTTATTGGTAATGTTTTGAATCTGTTAAATAAGGTTTCTATCTTACCATTACCACCGATTTCTGTGTAGCTTTTATACAAGCCACTCAATTCTGATAAATCTTCGCTTGTTGTAAATCCACGCTCTATCGCTTCACTAAATTCCGTATGTAATCTATACGACATAATACTTTTATTGGAATCTCTGTTCTGCAGTCCGATTTGAGTTACTTCATCCACTTTATCTTGTGTATTCTTTACTTCCTTACTTACTCTATCAAGTTGCTTTTCTGTTCTATCTTGCGTACTTTTTACTTCCTTACTTAAATTTTCAAATTGCTCGGCTATTTGTTTATTACTGTTGTCAAACCATATCTTAACTAATGGAATAATAGCTACGGTAAAAAGTTGCAATATGAATTGCAAAATATAGTTTGTCATTTAGACTACCTCCAAAAGAAGAACACGCTATTCAGCGTGCTCTGTACTTTCTGTAGTTTCCTTTGGTGCTTCACTTACTGTTGATGTTGCAGTGACTACCTCTTTTGAAGCTTCCTCCACTTTTGGTTGCTCACTTACTGGAGCAGGAGCAACAACGACTTCTTTTGGAGCTTCCGTTACAACTTCTTTAGGTGTCACTACTTCTTCAACTGCTTTTTTGTGCTTCTCTTCAGACTCTCTTTCGATTCTTTCTACTTCAGTTCTAACAACATCTATTAAGTTCCCGATGTGAGGCACATCTTCTAATGTTTTAGCTTTTCTTAAAAGTTGTCGAACGTACATTTTTACAAATTGATCTTCTTTTTTAAATCTTAATCTACTAGGCTTCATGACTTTCAGTACCCCCTTCGCTGTGTAATACATCATTGTTGCTTTCTCGTGTAGGTTGTTCATTAGTTTCATTTTCTTTTTCTCCTTTATCTTCTTCATCGTCTTCCTCCTGGAACATTGATAATACAGTTGTAATTGCATTTGAAACGGCTTCATCTAATTGTGCCTTAGTGATATATCGGTGGTCTTCATCTGCTAATTGCTCCTTATCATCACTTTCAGCACGTTCTAAAACCAATTCTTTATATTTAGTTGGTTCATTGCTAGGAATCCACTCAATAACACTTGTATGGTCTTCTATTACTTCATATAGTTTATTGTGATATTTGAATTTATCACCTACTGAATAATCTGTGTTGACTTCATAAGAATCAAATGCATTAATGATTATATCTTTTTTAGCATTAATTGTCTTAGGATCTAGCACGTTAAGTAATAATGCCATAATCACCTTATCATTACCCTTGTTTACCTTATTAGCAAACTTAGTTAATGCTTTCTCACGTTCTGCAGTATCTTGTTTATTACCAGTAAGAATACCTATTTGTTTATTCAGATTAGCATATTCAGCAACTAGTGCTGGAGTTGCTTCACCTGTGTACATTTGAACGGCAATTTGTTTTCTAATTTCCTCAAGAATTTCTGCATCGTTAGCAGTTGCAAATTTCCCTGGTAATTCAATATTACCGTTAAAATAAATTCCTCCAGTATTCATATTAAAATATACGTTTACACTCTTATATCCACCCGCTGTTGGATTAGGTTGTTTAACTGAAATTTCTAAAGCCATATTATTGTTCCTCCTCATGTTTTACTTCTTCTACTTTAGTTTCTTTTAATTCTTTAAGCTCTTTCTCCTTAGCTTCTAGCTCGTTAGTTAACTTATTGTAAGCAACTTTATAATGTGCTAATTGCATTGTTTTTTCGCTTAATTCTTGTGCGATTAAGTCGATTGGTTGTAATTGATTATCCATTGATTAATTCCTCCATAATAAAAAGCCGACTAGTAATACTAATCAGCTTAATTTTTTATATATAAAAAGAGCCAAGAAAACTTGACTCTTCGTGGATTTTAACAAAGTCTTAAAGGATGGACGGCGTACCCATCATCTCAGGTACTCTAAAAAGAGTGTGTAGAGAGCCTTTTCTACTTCAATAAGAATTGTTTTACATACTAATATTACAATATAAATTAGAATTTGTCAAATATTAATATTTTTTAATACGTCCACTACTTAGCATACTTTGTAATTTTGCCTCGGTAACATCATACATTGATGCTGTGTAAAAATAATTTCTTTTAATATCTAATTTTACGGCAAGTAGCACGTTATCATCAAATACTTTTAAATATTCTAAACTTGTACCTTTTTCTCTAGGATTAATTCCTATATAATCTGGATTATTGATTATATTTTCTATCTCTGAAATATATTTTATCATCTTTTCGTGTCTACTTTTTTTCATATGAGATACTAAACCTTTTGAAATTATGATTTTTTCAATTTCAATATTTATTTTTAATTTTTCTTTAACTTGTTTTGTAACTTTCACTTTGTTTTCCTCCACGTTCTTATTATACCACATTACTGTTGTAATGTTTCTAATTTACTTAGTCTTTCATTCATTTCTTTAAGTTGAGATTTTAGGTTGGTATTTTCTTGAGAAAGCTCTTGAATTGCTTTTAATGCTATATTTAATAATCTAAATTCATCTAGTGCTAAAGCATTAGGGTTTTCATATACTAAATCTTCTTGTATTTCTTGTACTTCTTGAGCAATCAAACCTATTTTAGTGTGAGGTTTCTTATATCCAAATTTATCTTTTTTCCAATCAAAAGAATGAAAAGTAAATTTATTAATTACATCAAGTCCGCTATGATTAGAGATAGAAATATTTTCTTTTAATTTAATATCAGACTCCATGTTAGCAACATTCACCCCAAAAGTAGAATTACCACCCGTCCCGTCATTAACCCAAATTTGAGTAGGACCTCCTCCAGACCTTAAAAAGATACTCCTTATTTGATATAATACTGCCCCAGGGTATCCTTGGGCTCGTATAGGAGTATTGCTACTAATATTACTCATCACTGCTACTCCCATTCGTGAAGTCAAACTCCCACTTTTAGGCATTGAATTTATTTTAAACGCTCCTCTTATTTCTCCAAACACAGTTAATGCAACTTCATCAGGTGTATATAAAGGTGTGTTAGGGTATCTTACATCATCAACTCTATAGATGTTTAAGCCTTTGTTAAATCCTCCACCTTCACTACCTCGCAACTGCATACCTACACCACTAGTTCTTCCCCACTCGAACGGTGTACTAAACCTTAACACACTGTCACTTGTATCTAAAATACCAGTTCTACCTACTAAGAATTTAGCTCCCTCTATAGTTACACCTCGTAAAGTTTCGGTACTTATTTGAGTAGATTGGATTTTAGTTGCTTGCAATGTTTTGATAAAAGCATCTTGTGCCCATAGTTTAGTAACAAACGCTTGATTACCGACAAGTTTATCTATCATAGCATCACTAACTTTTAAATGTTTTGATTCGATTGCATCAGTTGCGATTATGTTCGCTGTTACGCTACCAGCTTTCAAGTGTCCTGTTTCTATAGTAGAGGATTTAATGTGCTTACCTTCGATAGTTCCATCAACGATAAGTTCTGCACTTTTCTTTTTGTAAACTTTAATATTTCCTAAGATATAGCTATCGAAATTACTCCATCTTGGTTGAAAAATTATAGGTTCTATAAACTCAATCGTTTTATTAGATTTTAAAGGTACTTTTACAGTAGTTTCTTGTGTTCCACCAAAAAAATCAGTACTTGGAAATTTGTTTTCTAAGTACTCGTTAGTTCCGTCTGTATATTTAACATGTATCATTGCTTTCAACTCTTTTGCATCAAAAGCAGTAATATCTGCTGTAAAATAATAATCTCCTGCTAATTCATTACCACCGTAAATCCTATTTAGAAATACATCACGACCTCCTAAAGCATGTCGATTTCTAAATTCAGGTTTTACTAAATTCTCATTAGCTGGTGTAATTACTAATTTATCAGTTATCGCTTTAATGCTATCAGGACTTACTGACAACATACTTGCAAGGTTTTGTCCGTTGAAAACTTTGTTTGAACCAAAATTAATTGAGTCTGCTGTAATTTGTAGTTGTGAGTGTCTTACAGTATCGTTTAACGTACTACTAACTGTATTTAATGTTTGAGTAGTGGTTTGTTTCCATGAGTTTAATTCGTTGATACTTTGTTGGTTGTCTTCTGGAGCTGGTGTCCAGTCGGTAGCGACATTGCCTTTTTCTAATTTAGGTAATTTGATATGAATTTTATCTCCGTTGTTAAAATTAGCTGTAGGGTTGTAAAATACAAATGCAAAAACATTAGTAAACTTGTTAATGAATGTATGAGATATTCTTTGCCATTCAGTTGTTATATTTACTGGTTTTAATCCGTTGGTTTCAAAACCAACATTTCTTAATGTCATATTCCTACTAGCTTTAATTTCAATAGACCATGTTAACGTCTCATTTTGAAATTGAGTTTTAACTAAATCTGTTAAATTAAAGTAAAAACCATAAGTATCACTTCCTCCAATTTTAGTCAAAACTAGTTCATTTCCTGATGTTGATTTTTCCCATTTATTCCAACTATAAAAATTCTTTGAGTTTAAATCCTTACTGTTAGTTATATAGTTCCTACCACCTAAACTAGTAGGAATACTATTTCTAACATTACTAATCTCTCGACTAAAACTACTAGCTGTTTCCTGAACTTTATTATTCAATACAGAATTAGTCACATAACCCTTACCATCAACCCAACTTTCGATACTACGTCTTGCTGTTACTAGTTGATTAGCTGTGTTCTCTTGTGTCCATTGTTTTAATTCACTAGTTCTTGTTCCATCTTGATTTTTATACATTTCAAGAGCGTCTAGTTTCCTATTGATACCTTGTGCATTATCGTTGAACTTACTACTAAATTCGGTGTTTTTAACATAACCTTTACTATCAACTATTCTAGTAATTTCAGTTCTTTCACGGCTTAATTGGTTTGCTGTATCACGTTGAACCCACTGCTTCAATGTTTCAGTTCTACTGCCATCTTGATTTTTATATTCTTCAAGTGAACTAACTTTAGTTGTTAAGCCGTCTACACCTTTAGTAAATTCAGCTTTAACTGCACTCAATCCATCTTCATTTTTCTTTTTAATAGCAGTAAATTCTCTTGTTATACTATCTTGCAATTCTGTAACCTTGCTAGTAGCACCGTTAACTAGTCCTCTAAGCTCTCTTACTGTTTCATTGTTAGAAATATCTTGAATATTATTAACTCTATCAGTTAGCGCTTGAATTTGCTTAGTTGCTTCAACTCTATTCTTGCTTATTTCTAAGTTTGTATCTTGGAATTGTCTGTTATAGTTTTCAACTGTTGTTGATACTTGGTTTCTAATAGGTGCTAGTTTTTTTTCTAGGTCTTCATCTATTTTAGCTATTGTTACTTCACTTGATGCCTTAGCTTTTTCAAATCCATCTTCAATCTTTTTATTGATTTCATCTGTATTTTTCTTAAATAGCTTATCATAGTTTTCACTACGTTCTTTGACTTTTCGCTCTATATCCATAGAGATTAAGTCTGTGTAAGCATTAGCTCTAGCCTCTGCTCCACTACTAGCATTTGATACTTCTGAACCTAATCGACCCTCTTTTTCACCAAGAATAAACTCTTTCCATTTTTTCAACATCGGATCATAGTGAGTTTCAACTACTCTTATTCTCTCGTCTACACCATATTTTAAATATTTTAAAATTACAGTGTCTCCACGATTAATATTTTCTGATAGCTGTTCATAAGTAACTTTGATAGAGTTTTTTGGTTTATCGATATTTTGCTTTGTGAAATACTCCATTGCCCACTCTTCAAGTTCTTCAGCGGTTCTTAAATCATTATTAGAAATTGAAATTTCATTAATGAATGGATAATCATTAATCAATGGACTTTCAATAATTAAACTAATAGTAATTTCTTCATCTAGTGAAGCTGTTTCATCTTTTTGTCTAGCTTTTAAAGATTCTATTTCAGATTTCTTTCTATCTGCTAATGCTTGACTTTCAGCTCTTCTTACTTGTGCTTTTTGTTCTCTTACTTGATATTTAGCTCTAACTTCTGATTCTATTTGTGAATATGATTTTGGTGTTGTTCCACTTCTTTTAACTGATTTATTTTGTTTAGCAAGTTCCTTGGCATACTTCTTAGCTATCTCTTCTTGAATTTGTTGAGATTTTTTTTCAGCGTTCTTACTTTGTGAGTACTCTTTTTGAGATTGTCTTAAAGCTCTTAGCTCTTCTCTATGCCTTGCCTGTAAATCTTTCTTATCGTCTTTATCTCCTACCCTAAAAGTAGTAGTGGCATATATTCTAGTAACTATTTCATCAGAATTACTAGTATTAACAAATTCACTAATATTTTTGGCTGTAGTCAGTACTTCTTCAGTATCCCTACCAAGCTTTCGCAATAAACTAATTTGCTTATCATGCATATCTATATCTGCAGAATATAGACTTGCTATTTCTCCTAGTAGTTCAAATGACCCCTTATATTGATTGTCTTTCTCGTCTTTATATGTTGAGAATGAATTTATATCACTAATATCAGAGTAATATGAAAAATCTTTCTCACTAGAAAGAAACCGACTATACCACTCATCTAAAACCGACATACAATCGACTCTCACTCTACTAAAGTTATTCACTAACCTTTTACTAAAATCATAGTTCTTTTGATAAGCTGTGACAGTAATACATTTATCATTTTCAGATATATCAATATCCTTAATTCTAAATAAGTTTGTTCTGTCATGCTCATCAGCTTTTACAATCATACCCTTTTCAATGAATGAATATAGATCGTTATCAACAGTTGGATATTTGAATGTTAGTTTATACATTGTATTCAACACCCAGTGAATGTCTGAATCGTAAGCATTATTCAACACTATTCCGTTATAAGTAAAGTCTGTTTCAAATTCATCATATAACCATAACATTAAATAAACGCCCCCCATCTACACTCTATTTCCAACCTAGTAATTCCATTTCCTAGAACAATCCCACTTACTCCTGGTTTAATCTCAAAGAATGCTCCTAGCATTACACTATTTAATAGATTTCCATTTTTATCATATACATTTTGTTCACCTTGTTTGCATTCAATGACTAGCTTTTCAGATAGTTGTTTTAATCTAACTACCTGATTACCTATGGTTAATGATGTGCCACTTGTTGAATTTCCATATAGAGTAATTTTAGGATACATTATTACATTAGTTTCATTGTTGATAACTCCGTTACTTGTGTATGTCTTAATATCAGATGCAATGCTATATGAGAATGGATTACAAGTGAATACTACATCTATTTCATATTCATCTACTTCACCTAGTCTAGCTCTTACTGCAGATACTGTTAATACCTCATAATATCTGCCAGGATTATCAGAGGCTATTAATTTACCACTACCTTCTAACCACACTAATAATTCATTGATTTGGTTTAATTTTACATTATGGATTAATAGCTTATATGATTTTTCTACAAGCTCATAAGCTGTAGAAGTTCTTACAATTCCTCCTGACATATCATCAGATGTAAATATTTTGTCTTTTCTTTTCCCTTTATTGATTCCATCATTTTCCATTACAAAAATTTCAAAGGGAAAATCGGCGGTAGACTTCCCTTTGAAGATTAATTCATTATAATGTAACGACATTTCTACCACCTCCAAAACTCATATTTTTGTATTCTTTCATAGATCTCACTAGTTTTTGTTCAATCTCTTTTACTAATGTATCAATGTCTTCTTTGTTGTTTATATTATTACCTGTCACGTTGATGGTAATATTAACATTAGGATTATTAGCTCCATATTGTTCTGCTAATGTTCCACTTATTCCTTTAATTTTCTCTCTTGTTGATAATGGTGTAATGTTTACACCACTTCTAGTAACTTGGAACAATTCTGGGCCAGCTTCTCCTACAATACCTTGATATCTTGGTGGTAAACTTTGAGTAGTCCCAATCATTCCACCATTAGCAAACATATCTATATTTCCACCATGAGCATATAAATCAATCTTTCCACCTGTAGCGAATAAACCTAATTTTTGTAACATTTGAATAGGTCCGCTCGCTACTACTGAAATAACTGACTGCCAAAATTGAGGAATACTTCTTATTGCCCAAGAAGCACTATTAGCTTTGTTCGTGATATTATCATTTGCTTCTAATTGCTTTGTAGGTGTAGGTGTAGCATTAAACCTATCTAATGAACCTTTTGCAGTGTCTGTAAATGGTGTTGCGTTACCTTGTGCCATGATACTTTTAGTGCCAGGATTAGTTGCTGCAAATACATTTAAACTATTTGTTGCATCTTGTGTGAATGGACTAGCATTTCCACTAGCTGATAAATTCTTATCAACAGGATTTGTTCCGTTAAATAAATCTAACTTCCCTTGTGCATCTGAAATAGGTTGACTAGCATTATCATTTGCTTTTAGATTTTTTTCATTAACTGGCTGTGCATTATAATCTAGGATTTTTTTAAATACATTATCTATACTTGTACTTCCCTCATCTCTTAACATAATTGATTTAGGCGGTAAACTAGCATTTTTAAATGTATCTATTTTTCCATTGATATTATCTAATGGCAGACTTGCTTTATCTACAATCTCAACATTTTTAGGATGTATTCCTTTCTTATCCAACCATTCTAAATCTTCTTTAGTCATCTTAATAGTACGACCTTGACTTTCAGCAATAGTTATTGCTTTCATTATATCTGGTAATGCAATAAGTCGTTCATAATCACTTTTAAAATTAAACACAAGATCATGACCTTCAAATTTAATTCCTATTGATTTAATATCAGAGTGACTAGTCCAGTTATTTAAAATACTGTTAACTTCCTGAATTTTTGATTCAATTGAACCTAAATTATTAATGTATTCTTCTTTAGTATCAGTAATCAATCCAATTTGTTTTAACGCTGCAATTTTAGCGGCTAAGGCTGTTTCTTCCATTCCTTTTTTCAGAAGGTCTTGAGCTTCCTTGCTTGAGGTTGCAGCCTCTACCGCACTCTTGCCTAGTCTCTTATAGAGATTCTCTATTTCATTCATCTCTTGAGTTGTTAAACTTCTATGATCTTTTGCAGCATTGGATAGAATTTCTTTAATTCTTCCTTGTGCTTCTTTTGCTGAATTAATCTGAGTATCAAAGGTTTGTTTTACAACTTCTGCTTGTTTTTTATACTCTGCTTCCTCAATTATTCCCTGTGCTTTAAGAGCATTCAATCTATCCATTTCAGCTTGTCTACGCTTTTCAATACCTTCAACGGTAGATAATGTTAAATCGTTAATAGTTTTTATTTGAGCCATTGCATAATCTGCTGTAATAGTTTTATTCTCTAAATAGCTTGATTGAATACTTGATAATGAATTACCTAACATAATTCCATAGTTTCTAAACTTACCTTCGATTTCATTTACATCTTCATCACTTAAAGATAGATTCTCTTTTAGTTTCTTTCTGATTTCTCCATCAGAAGAATACCAACTACCTTCTTTAAAGTTTTTATCAAGACTTTCCATGATTGAGGTATTAGCTTTTTTAATCTTTTCAGTTTCCTCTACTATGGCTTTACTATTATTTTGAACATCACCTTTTAATCTGTCGATTGCACTTCCAGATTGTGTTGCACCTTTAATAACTTGATCGTACCATTCTTTATACTTTCCGTTTGTTTGCTCAACAGATGCTTCATGATTTCTACTATCTTTTGTCATTTCACGATATATTCCATATCCTAATCCAACAAAAGCAGCTCCAATTAATGCAGCTCCTGCAACATATGGATTAGTTAACATAGAAGCCATGCTCCCAGTAGTTGCAGCCTTAGTTCCTACTCCAGCAATTTCAGTACCTAATTTGGCAACATCAGCTACTGCTTTACCAGTTCTGATTTTACCTAACCATTGAATCAAAGTACCTATGCTCTTAACTCCTGCACCTGCACCAGTTGTTAATCTACCTAAAACAGATAGGAAAGGGCCCATACCTAACACAGCTAATTGGACAGTTGGTGGCAATTTGCTAAACCATAACATCATATCACCTAATGTTTTCACTACAGGTTTAGAATGTTGTAACACTTCTGCCAATCTTGGTAATAACTGTGCTCCCATTTCAATCGCCATTTTTTGAATTTCATTCTTAGCCATTTGAATTTTACTAGCACTTGTTTGGTATCTGATGCTTGCTTCTTTAGTTAAGGCTGTATTTTCTTTCCAACCTTTATTAGCGATTTCTAAGGCTTTACCTAATCCACTATCACCATCTAATGCTCCAGAAAGTCTCTTCATGGCATCAGCTTCACGAATACCCGTTACACCTAATGATGCCAGTACATCGTTAACATTACCTCCACTTTCTTTTACATTTTTAAGACCTTTAAGAACTAATCCAAGTGCCTCTACAGGTCGATTATTAAATGCATTAGCAAATTCACTAGCACTAACTCCAGCGGCTTTAGCAAACTTACCTAAGTTTTCTCCACCTGACATTACTGCGTTTTGCATTTTTGTCATAACCTGTGTCATTGCACTACCACCAGCTTCTGCCTCAATACCAACGGTACTCATTGCAGCCGCTAATCCTAATACATCAGCCTCTGACATATTAGTTTGTTTACCCATCCCAGAAAGTCGTTGTGACATTTCTACAATAGATTTTTCATTTGTGGCAAAGTTGTTTCCTAATTCTACTAATGTAGAACCTAGATTCCTAATACTGCTTTGACTTGTTCCCATTACAGCCATGAATTGTGCTAAGCTTGCTGCACCTTCTTCACTACTTAAATTTGTAGTAGCTCCTAAATCTGCAATAGTCTTTGTGAAGTCAACTATATTTTCAGTTTTAATACCTAACTGCCCAGCCACTTCACCTATTCTAGCTAATTCATTTGCACTAACAGGGATCTCTGTAGAAAGATTTAAGAAACTCTGTCTAATCTTATCTAATTGCTGTGGTGTTGCATCTACAGTCTTAACTACTCCAGCAAAATCACTTTCGAAATTGATTGCACTTCTAGCGGCCAATAACATTCCAGATGATATTCCTGCAGTAGCTCTCGTTAAACCGTCACCAACTCCCGACATTTTCTGTCCTAGAACTTGTGCCCTAGTACCAACATCATTAAATCTTTGAGCAGTATCAGCTAACCTACCACCACTATTTCTAAATGCAGAGTGAGTTTTCTCGACTGCATCTCTTAATTTAAAATAGCTTGTTTCAGCATTAGCTATTTTAGTTGGTAATGCTCCTAATTCTTTCTGTTGAGTACTTAACGTACTATTTAAGCCTTTAATTTGCGTTTCAAGACTTTTGACTTCTTGTTCAGTCTTCTTATATGCTTTGCTTGTATTTGCTACTGTTTCTTTATATTTCTGAACAGCAGCACTACTCTTACCATAAGTGCTTTCTAAGTGTTTTAAATGCTCCTTTTGACTTTGTAACAACGTTCCATTAGTCTTTAGAACTGATTGTTTTTGCCTGAAAGCATTCGATAACTTTTCAATCTCTTTAGGTATTTCACTAGTAGATTTTTTTAAAGCATCATATTTATCTTTTAAATTATTAACATTACTTGCTGATTGCTTCATTTGAGTAGTTAGTCCACTCATCTTTGCCTTGTAGATATCGTATGCTTTCGCACCGCTACCTAATGAAGCTATATTTCTTCTAGCTTCTGCTTGAAGTTGTCGTAAGGCATTTTCACCTTGCTTAATAGCAAAGGTAAAAGACCCTACACCTTCTGCAGTCAGTATGACACCGACTTTATCCATGTAATTTGCCATTTTTACCTCCTACAGTACATTACTTATGTTAGTAACTCGCATGCCTTCTTCTTCAGAATCATCTATTGTATAATTTTCTTTAATATATCTATTTATCATGTAAATAATATAGTCGAATGAATAATCATACATAAATTCATCCTTAGTCATGTTGAACCAAGTTCTACACTTATAAAATAAATCATCCCAATCTATTATTTCTTGTGTCTCTTCTTGGCTTTCTTCGGATTCCTGCTCACTACTTTTGGTGTAGGAACTAGGTCTTCTACCTGTTCTTCTAAAAAACTCTTTCCCATTTCGCTATCATCAGTAATTCCTAACATTTGAAGTAATGTTGCTGTTTGGTCTCCATACATAGCTTCTTGATATTTTATAAGAAATACTTCCAAGTCAGTATCAGTAACATTTTCTAAAACTTCCTCAAGTGTTGTTTTTAACTTATTAGCTTTCAAAATTGATACTAAAAACTTAGCAATTGCTATATTTTTTTCTTTAGTAATAACATCTACCCAATCACCTTGTTTAATGCCAAAGTCTGCTTCTAAATGTAACCAAACTGCTAAATTACATCTTAATTCAACTTCATACCCAAGAATATCTGTTTTAAAAGTCTCTATATTTTTTTTAAAAATACTCATTTAATACCTCCAAAAAAGAGCCAACTTATGTCGGCTCTTTAATCTTATTTATTATCCTCTAGGGACTACTGTAGAATCTGTTTGACCTTCTTTAATGCAAGCTTTTAAAGTTGCTGCATCATAAAAACCATTTAATAATAATTTCTCACGATCATATAAATTAGTTGTACGTAAGTCAATTTTAGCGTACACGGCTTTATTATCACTTCCAATTACTGGGAATGCTTCAATAGTAACCTGTGCGATATTCTCTTTCTTCTCATCAGTTTCAGTCTCTGCATTGAAATCTGGATGTTTTAATTGACAAACTGGGAAGTTGAAAATAATTTCTCCTCCATCTTCATCAGTAACAGGGAATGACCATCTGAAATATTTATACTTTGGACTATCCCCCTGAACATATACACCATCTGCAAGTTTAACCATTCCACTCATTTCTTCTACGAAACCTTCTGGGAAGAATCCAATGTCAACAGTCATCTCAACACTTGAGAACTTAGCAATATCTCGTAATTTTTTATTTGATAAATAGACCGATTTATTTTTCATCTGTCCTTTAAATGCTACTTTATCGATTGCGAATACTTCGTATGTTTTGTCCTCATATGTTAATCCACTCTCACTAGTAGCTTCTGTTTTTACTTTTTGCAGATACCCAGCACCGATACCTGTCATTAATTTTCTCTCTACTCTCTCTTTAGTTACTGTCATTTCAGTTCCTCCTATTTATTTAATAATTTATCTTTAACTTTCTTAGCAAATGAATCTTTGTGTTGTAATGCTGCAGGTCTAATATGTGGCTTAGGAGCAACATATTTTCTACTGCCTTTTTTATATCTTCTTGCACGTTTACCACGTCTTTCTCTACTAGTAGCTTTAGAAAATCCAGCATGAAATCCTACTTCGTGAAAATATAAATGTAGATTAGGTCTACCAGCCCAACCTACTGTACTTTCATATAATGCATGTTTTGTAATAATTCCCTCAACACCAGCACCAGTTACTTTTAAACCCTTGCTAGTAGCGATTTTTTTCGCATCATCTTTAATCTCTTCTGCTTCTTTTTCTACTACACTATTAATACTTTTAGCATTACTGCTAATCTTATTTAACTTAGCAATTGCTCCACTAAATCCGAACTCTTTTGTCATGAGTAAATCTCCAAGAAATACATAAATTGAGTTTCCTTTCTGTCAGCATCTACATCAATTACTTCTTGCCAAGAACCAGTATTTAATTTAGTATCATCTAATGAAGTTTGTATCTTTTGTAAAATTTCTGAACCATCTAAATCATGTGGCACTAGATCATAGAAATTTAACTGATATACATGGTGTTTGATTTTACGTTTATCAGATAATCTTTTTTCTGCAGTATGTACATGAAAATATACAATTTTAGGGAAATCAGTATCATCACTAAACCCATAAGCAATAGGAATATTCAATTCCATATCCGATATTGCCTGAAATATCAACTCTTTAACGCTCATTTTTAATCACCTCGACCAATGATAATTCAGTTTCATTCTTTTTATGATTATGCCAAATTCTAGAGATAGTATAGGACTTATCTTTAATAATGATAAATAGATCACTTAAAATATAATCATCAATTTGTGGAAATAAACGAATTGCTATTCTTCTTGAAACTTCTGTATCAACTTGTAAAGCTTGATATTTTTCTACAGATGTAATATTTAACTTCCTAAACCAAAACTTATTAATTTCTTTTTCAGTTTTTGATGTTAATTTAGTGTTAAACTTATCTTTTCCAAACTCATACTTTACAAATTTAGCTATTCCATCATTATATGTCTGATTAACTTTTTCTTGTTTTTTTCCTAGATTTATCATTCTATTTCTCCTACTGATAAAGCAAGATTAATAATCTGTGTCCTAAAATTTTTATCAAAATATTCTAAACTATCATTGTATGCATATCTAACCCTTTCAAAAATTAACTCCTGTGCTAAAAGATTAGTTGTCTCATCAAAATATCCACACTGATTTTTTAACGAAAAAATAGATGAAGAAAGCAACTGTTTAAGTTGCTCATCTTCATCATTATGTAAAATATGTAATCTATCTTTTAACTTTTTTAATAGTTCATCCATAGATTATTCTTCCGTATCTTCTACGATTTCTTCTTCAGGTGATTCTTCTTCATCTTTTTTAGATTTACTTTTAGTATTTTTCACTTCTTCGAAAAATTCTCTATCATGAACTGATAGATTTTGTTTTAACTCTTCTAGTCTTTCAACAGAAAAATCTACAGTATCACCTACTTTATATACTTCATCGGTATATTTATCTACAAAAGAATTTAAAATTTTTACTTTAACCATAATTTATCCTCCTATGCTCTCGGTGAAATGTTTAAATCATACACTTGTGCTGCGTAGTTATCTTTTGGTTTACCATTTGCATACATTTTAGTAATATATAATGTTGCATCTTCCATAGCTAGAGTTTCTTTGAATTGATTAATTCCAAAACTTCCAGCAGTAATCGCTAAATATTCACCCTCTACAAAGAAAATAACTTTTCCTGTTGGAACGAAAATTGACTCGATAATCGTTGGATTAAATGGTAAAGCTGTAATGAAAGTTCCAGCAGCATTTTGAACAGTTGCTCTTGCCATAATATCGTAATATTGGAATGGATTAATAAGCATAACCACCTTACCAGCAATATTTCTAGCTTGGAACTCATCTTCTTCAGTAACTCCATCTTTTTTCAATCGTTTATATTTTGCAAGTTTTTTGTGAACTCCTGCAATTTCATCAATAATAGTTACACTATCTTTAAACGTTAAAGTACCTGCTGAAGTTTTTTCAGCATATTTCCCTTGAGTAACTGCCGCTAATAAATCACGGTTTAATCCAATAGGTTGACTTTTTCCATCACCTAAAATAAATGCTTTTTCTAAAGCTACTTTTAAGGCTTCTACTAGGAATGTTCTTACATATTTTTCAACCCAAACAGGTCCTAATGACAACATATCGTTAGATACTGCAAAGAATGCTGTAAGTTTGTATTGACTGATTTTTTCTTTTCTAAAGTTAGCATTTAAACTACCTTGAATCCCTCCAAATAGTTCACCCCAAACTGCAGCACCTTCTGGATTACCATAAATAAATTCTGTAATAGCTCCATAGTTTTGCAACCCTAATTTTGCTAATAGTGGATGTTCTTTTACTAAATCATCAAACACACGCTCTTGAGTTGTTTTTGGTAAAGTATCATGTTCTTTAAATCCACCTTGCTCAATTACAGTGTTAAAGAATTTCAATTCTTCAGATGTTAAGACTTGTTGTCCTCTATTACTTAAAATAACATTGTCCATGTTATTAGTATTCACATTCGATAAAATATCATCTCTGATTTCATCAACCATTGTTGACATCATATCATCAAATGCTTTACCTTGTGTTTCCTTTGATTCATTATTTAACACTGAATCTGCATATAAACGTTTTTTCTCTTCGAAATTTTTAAATTTAATTGTCATTTATTTTCCTCCGTTATAAAAAGAAACCATTGTTATTTATAGTTTCTTCATCTTCTTTATTGTCTAACACATTGTTATTAACCATACTAGATACTTTCTGTACAAATGTTTCATTTTTGAATAAGTTCTCAATAAAATCATTCGTTAAAATTTTCTCCATATCTTCATCTGCTTTTACCTCTGATTTTTTCTCATCAGCAAAACCAAGTTCTACAGCTTCATCTGCAGTAAACCAAGTTTCATTTGAAATATAGTTTTCTATCTCTGACTTATCAATATTAGTTTTTTCGCTATAAATATCAACAAGTAGAGTATCAATTGTTTCTAACGCTCCTAATGTCTTCTTGATTTCATTCTTATTTCCCCAAGCAATTGTTGAAGCCTCATGAATCATAAGCGAAGTTCCAGTATTCATTATTAATTTATCAGCACCCATTGCAATAATAGAAGCAGCACTACAAGCTGTTCCTGTAACCTCGACAGTAACATTGTTTGAGATATTTTTTAAATAATTGTAGATTTCAACACCTTGAAAGACATCTCCACCACCACTATTTAAATATATATGAACATCTCCAGTAGCATTTTCTAACGCTTCTCGAACATCTTTAGCTGATGTTGCTTCATAAAAATATGAACTCTCACCAATAGCACCACTAATAGTTAGTTCAGTTTTTCCATTTGCTTGTACTGAATTAAAAAAGTAATCAACTTTCTTCTTTGTCACCTTGCTCACCTCCTCCTAAAGTTTGATAGTTTTTAGTTATGTGATGTTTATTAGTTAACTCATCAGTAGACAATTTATCACCTAATTTTAATCTAAGTTCATTAATAGTGTACATTCCACTAGCAACTAACTTATCAATAGAACTCGCAGAATTAAAGATATTGTAGATCATAAGTGGAGTTGTATTAGCTTCTAATCCATCTCCGTTTAATATTTCCTTTTCTGTAAAAAATTTCCCATTAAACTCGGAAATAATAAACTTAATTAATGGATTAATACAAAACCTCATATAATTATCTGTTTGTTTCTCTACATCAGCTAAATTACCATTCAGTAAACCTACAGGTATTCCTAAACAATTAGCAATATGATTAGTGAAGTTATTAACAACTTTTGCTACTTCATCAACTGACTCAGCCTTAACAGTGTTTTTATTTGCTTCACTATATTCAAGTCCCTCTTGCATAGGTACATTAGCGTACTCCTGGTCTCTAAATGCCTTAGTTAACCTATTAATAAATTCTTGAATTTCATGAGTTTTACTTTGATCATATTTTGTAGTATCAATTTTAGTAACTGCTCTTACTTGAGATTTTCTTTTTTGGAATGCTACAATTCTTGAAAAAAGTTCTCCGTAATCTTTATATATACCATTTACAAAACTCTGTAATCTACGGTTACTATATTGAAAATACAACACACTCTCACTATAGAAATCTCTATCGTACCTAAATGTGTCAATTTGTACATTAGAAAACTTATCTTCATATAATGCGGATTTTTCTCTGTAGAAGTCATCTGCAATAACTAAATCATCAGAATCAGTTTTAATAATTAAACACTCATTCTCATAAAATATATTTTCAACAAATTGTTTCCAAAATTCATAAGCATTTTGATTTTTATTAGGTTTAACATTTAACTTGTAGTACAACCTATCTTTAATATATTCACCATCTTTCACAACAAGAAATTCTAATTGTGAAATAGTTCTTGCGATAAGATCTATATTTGTATGTAATGCCATATTCTTCATATGTACATTCTCATAACTATTTTCTATTAAATCTAAATCTAGGAGTATGTCGATTTCTTTTTTTTTGCCAAAAAATCCCAAAATCTCACCTCTTTTTTAAAATTCTAAATTATTTAAGAAGAAATCGACTTCATCATTAAGCAACTCTCCAGCCTTATACATAGCATGTACAAATGCTTGGAATCCATCTGTTTTTCTTCTATGCTCATCCTTTTTCTCATATACCTTATTTCCATCTTTTTTTATATTTACATAAACATTAAACGTGTACCATCTCATTAAAGGATTATCACCCCAAATAATTTGACGGTTAGCAAAAGCACTCTCTATTCTAGGAATTAGTAGAGGATGAATAGCCTTAGGATTCCTAATGCACACAACCTCAAATCCTTGTTTTTCCAAAAGCGGTCGTAGTAGATCTAGTTTATAATTATCAGCAACTATAGTCTCTAACCCATGCTCTTTTCTCATTTCTACGAACCAATTTACAACATGTTCAGGATTTATCGATGGCTCATCAACAACCGTTAAAAGTCCTTGTTTTTCCCATTCCCTTATAGGTGGTTTCAATTTAGCTTTATCAAGGTACTCTTTTCTAGCGAAAGAGTGCGTCTTCCAGACATAATCACCATCAACTTTAAATAAACACCCTACAGCTGTGAAATCTCGGATAGAACCAAAGTCTAGTCCTCCTATACACGTTCTATGTTTAACATTTGGCATAGGTCTATTAGTTGCGAAAATTTCCTCATCAGTAGCAACACTTTTAGTTAAATCAGTTTCAGGAAGATTCATACGTTTAGTTATGAACTCCTCACGTCCCTCTGGTTCATCTTCTAAATCTCTGTATTCATCAAAAATAACATCAAAAAGATTATCAGCATACTCACTTCTAGGATTACTAAACATTGGATTAGCTTTTTCCCAAACATCAGGATTATCAATTTCTTCATAATCATCAAGTTTACAGATGAAAATAAACATATTACTATTAGGACTTTCACCGCTTAAAATTTTACTAGCTTTTGCTTTTTGCTTATCTAAGAATCCATCTCTTACATAACCATCTGTAGTAATAAAAAACTCTCGTGGATTTTTCTTTTTACCTAACCCACTTGAAAATACTCTAACAGTATTATTATTTTCATATTGATGGATTTCATCATATACTACAGCTCCATCTCTTAATCCATCTTTCGTACTTGCGTTTGATGTTCTAAACTTCAAGATACTTCTAGTCTTAAGATTTTGTATTTGTTCAAGAGTACATTTAAAACTCTTAACCATTCGCTGATTTCTTGTAATAGCATTATAGCTCTCATTAAAAGATGTTTTAGCTTGTTCTTCAGAGTTGGCAACTATTGAAATATTATAATCTGGGATTCCATGAAGTGAACTAATTAAAAAATTGGTCAAAACAGAAATTAATCCATTCTTTCCTCCACCACGTCCCATCATAATTAAAAAACGTCTATAATATGCCTTATCATTTTTCTTGTATAATAAAAAAACGAAAGCAATTATAAACTTCTGAAATGGTTGTAATTTAAAATAATATTTCTCTCCAAATTTTATACACTTTTCAATTAAATCATCATTGAAATATATATCATCTCGAGGGAAAACATGTTTCTCTAATATTTCTATTAGCTGAACACGTTCTTTATTTAATATTATTTTACCTTCTCGATAATCACTAATATACTCTTCTACATATTTATTTAAAATCATATTAGATCATCATCATTAATATCTTCGATGTAATCAACTTTAAAATTCCATGTTCTTTCGATTGCAAGCATACTAGTATTTAATTTACTAATTTCAGCGATGGCAGGATGAGTTTTTATATAACTTTGACTACCATTTTCTACTACAATAGTTACTCCTTGAGCCTTAATATCTTGCTTAAGTTTCGCTATTAATTCGACAAATTGCATGTACCTATTTACCTTCTCAATCTCAAGAATATTATCAGGTTGATTAATCTTTTCCAAAAGAAATTTTTTTAATTCTCTTTGGTTTACAGTCGATTTTTTTTTATCCTTAGCTATACCACTCCCCCCCCTCGTGAAAAAAATATCGATTCAGCTCCGAAAAAGAGACCCGCCCGCTCCTTGAGAAAAAAATTTTTTTCAAAATTTTTTAAGGGGGGTATTCCTGGGAACTTATAGTGGGTTCAGTAGCAGATGCTACCACTTCTCATCGTTCCATCTCTTCTTACTACCATTACCAAACAATCTCCCATGCTCGATGTTATGGCAATTAATACACAATGTCTCTAGGTTGTTAATATCTAATGCATGTTCTGGATAAAACTCAATCTCTAGCTTGTGATGAACGTTCTGTCCTTTACTAACCTTCCCAAGTCTCTTACATTGTTGGCACTCATAGTTGTCTCTCTTCAATGCTTTCTGTCGCAACTTTAACCAGTTGCTACTCTTATAAAATCTTTGCTTTTGTTCTTTTGTTTTGTACATTTAAAAACTCCATACAAAAAAGCGTGATACAAATCACGCTTAATAGATATATGTTTTATTTAAAAGGATTTTATTTTTGTGGAATTAACCACGATATAATTATACCACAGACAAAACCGACATTTCCGACAACTTTTATTTTGAATTAGGATTTTCATTATTAAATATCTCTATTAATTTTTCCATATCCTCTTTAGTTGCATAATGTCTTACAAATGTTCTTGCAGCAGTTCGTCTATTATTCATTAAAGCACGCTCTTTATTTTTCTCATAATATGCTTTACTCGCTTTCTTTTGTGCTTCCGATGTTTTTGATTCTGCCATTTTATTTTCCCCTTTCTTTTATTTTTACTATTTTATCTAAAGAAAAAATAATAAATCAGTAATCCTAAAATGCAAGTTCCGAAAATCCCTTGTACGAATTCTTTTTTTGTACTTCTACGAATTTCTATTTTTAATTTTCGTTTTCCTAATTTGTATTCCTTTTTCATAACTCTTATGCTATAATGGTAATAGGTAAGAGACCGAAGTCTCTTAAACCTAATATTCTAAAATTATTTTAAAGCTAAAAACAATTAAGTTGATTGACACTTCAAACTTTATTGATTTTGGCTTTTTTATTTTTACCATCTAGCTTTTTCCTCCTTCCTTGTGTTATATTTATATTATAATACATGTATTACATTTTGTCAATAGTTTTTATAAAAAAATAAAAAAAAAGATTTAAGCTCTTTCTCTTAAATCTTTATTGTTCATAATATTATATAATTTATCTTTAAAGCTTTGTATTCTTCTTTCTACCGTCTTTTCATTATAACAAACTTCAATTGCCACTTCGCTTATTGTAAGATTATAACTGTATCTAAACTTGAATATCTTCTTATCTCTAACATTTACTAATTGTTCTTCCAATCGTTCAATACATTTCAAAGCATAACGATCTTTTTCAAAGTCATAATCAGAAAGTTTATTGATTAAATTATCTTCATTAGTATTTTTGAAATTATTATTATTTGTTTTATTTTCATCAGCACTACTTAATTTATCTCTCAAATATATATTTAATTGCCTTTTAATTTTTTGTCTTGCTTCTAAATAATAATTAACATCATCTTTTGTATAACTAAAATCTCTCATCTAATCTCCTTTACTGTGTTGATAGAGCTGGAAATCAACACTACTACTTTAACTTCGGAAGGACACTTAATGCTATTTTTAAAGTTATCTCTCACCTAGATAACCACACCACAAAAAACATTTCCAGCTCTCTATTATTATAACTTTTTTAAAATTAAAATTAAATAGTTCATTACACTAAATTTCACTAGAAATATTTTTAATGTAACTGACAAGTAAATCTGATATGAATGATATATCACCATTTAAGTCAAATAAATATTCTTTATTACCATAAACTTTATTTCCTATCCAATATACTTCCACTATTATCATCTTATTTTTTTCTACTAGTAGTGTTTTTTGATCGTAATTTATCTTATAACCAAAACCATAAGTTACACTTAATATTCTCGCTAACTCATAAATAATATTACAACATCTTTCTTCAATCAGCTTTTTATTTTCTCCTGTTGCTAAATCATACCTTGAAACAATACAATCATCTAGAGAAATACCTATTACTTTTTCTAATCTTCTTAGATAAATAGTATTAATATAATTTCCTCTAACTTTGCTTAAAATTCTTCTAACAAGAACAGTATCAAATTTTCTTGCGCCTTTTGTTCTCTGCTGGTTAATTTCAAATTCTATTATTTCATTAAGAGTTTTATCAAATCTCAGTAACTCATTCAATTCACATCTTTTTTTCAAATAGCAGAACGTGTATTTATCTAAATCAAAAGTTACTAATGATTTTAATTCTGTTGCGTCTTCAATCGATAATACACAGCTATTCTTAGTTAGTTGACTACAGATATAATTAAACATTATAATTTCTTCTGCTGTAAATTTACTAGTCGGCTCTAACTCCAACGATTTTATTATTGAATCAAAGTATTTTACATATCTATACAATTGACTTCCTCCTATCGCTTTCTCTCAATAAATCTTTATTTTCGTAAATATTACCTATCACTGAATAATCATAATTCATACCATGTAATCTACCAACAAAAAATCTTCCCTCAAGCGTTAAATAATAATAAAATTCCGTATCTTCATCTTTTTCTACTACATATCTTCTTAAATAATGTTCATCACTATTTTGATATTCCAATATATCTCCTGTATAAATATAATTTCCGTTCATATCTTTATAACCAGTGTTATAAATAAATTCATCTTCATCAAAATCATAAGTCACATTATCTGCATTATCATTAAAATACACTTCTACTGTTTTTTCATGATAATTAATAACTTCTACAGCCAGCACCATATCTAAACTCTTAATATATACTTTTGGTTGTTTCATTATTTATTTCCTCCTATATGTATAATTGCTATTACAACAATCTCAAAACCTACTCCTCGACCTTTTTCATAAGGTTTAAGTTGTGTTCCATTTTTTATATAATTAATGTCTATAACATATTCGTTCTCTTTTAATTCATTTGAGATAAAATCATTAATTGCATCAACTAAAGACTCAACGCCACTTGTTATTTTTACTACTCTTTTAATCATTGTTAACCTCTCCTTATCTCCTATTCTCAATTGTGAGACAAATCCTAGATATTGCCCACACAAACGTTATTAGATATACATCCTCTTCTGTAATACTGCTATTACACAGCTTTATTATGAAACCAAACAACATTACGACTCCAAACCATTCTAATACATATCTAAACACCATAAATCTCCTTCAACTGTTTCAGCTCTTGTAACTCTCGTATTCTTTCCTTTTGCTGCTGTATAATCCGTTCCTTGACTATATTATCGTTAGAAAGTTCTTCTATCGTGTTGCTTGATACATATACTCCCAGTATCAATCCTGCTGTAAACATTGCTAACAATATTGATAGTGTGATTAATATTATTTCAATGTTATTCCATATTTTTTCCAACATTCCTTACCCTCCTATTTCTTTCGGTGTACATCCCAACGCTTTAGCTAATTTTCGTAACGTTGAAAATGTTGATTTCTTAAATACTCCAGTTCTTATTAATCTAATAGTGTTGAAATGTACTCCAGATTTTTCACTTAACTCATGATCAGTTACATTTTTCTTATCCATTATTCTTTGTAAGTTAGTCATTTCTACTTACCTTCTTTAACTTTTCTAATTCTAGCTTTCAAGCTTTGTAATATTTCCTCTTGAACATCCGCTTTACTGTCTAATGCTCGCATTACATCTTCATCTCTCGTATCTTGTGTGACTAAATGATGAATTATTACTTTTTCTTTTTGTCCTTGTCTGTGTAGTCGCTTGTTAGCTTGTTGGTAATGTTCTAAATTCCATGTCAAACCGAACCAACACACATGATTTCCACCTTCTTGCAAATTAAGACCATATGCAGCACTTGCTGGATGCGTCAAAAGAATATCTATTTTTCTATCGTTCCAATCATCTTCATCTTGTGTAGTTTTTAATTCTCTAACTACTAAATTACTTTTTTCTAAAGCTTTCTTAATTCGTTCTTTGTCATGTTGAAAGTTGTAAAATACCAAAAGACTTCGCCCTTGTAAACTTTCTACCAACTCAAGAAATGAATCTATTTTTGCATTATGCACTTCTGTGTAAATTCCTGAATTATCATATACTGCACCATTACTTATTTGTAATAATTTATTTGATAATGCAGCTGCATTTACTGCTGTTATATCCTCTTCTGCTTCTTCTAGCTCCAGGACAAAATCACGTTCCATTTTGTCATAGTCTTTTCTAGCTTTATCATTTAACACAACAGGAATCTCATTGTAAGATAAATCTGGAAGTTCTAAATAGTCCTCCGATTTCATACTTATGCAAATATCGGATATTTTATTTATGATATGATCATACACACCCTCTTTTACTTTATAATCAAAAATTTGACTTCTATTTCTCTTATTAGGTTCCATATATCTATTTCTAAAATGAGTGATATATTTCTCTAATCTTTCACCCTGATCTAATAAATATATTTGTGCCCACAAGTCCTCCACACCATTTGGGCTAGGAGTTCCTGTTAACTCAATCAACCTATTAATCTTAGGAAGTACCATTTTTAAAGCTTTAAATCTCTTACTTTGACTATTTTTAAAACTACTGCTTTCATCAATTACAACCGTATCAAAATACCAATCATTTCTAAGATAATCAACTAACCATGGAATATTTTCACGGTTGATAATATATAAATCAGCATTTACACTTAAAGCTTTAATTCTCTTTTGTTGACTTCCTAATACTAGACTTACTCTAAAATCTTTTGTGTGATTCCATTTATCTTTTTCTTTCGACCATGTTCCTTCTGCTACTTTTTTCGGCGCAATAATCAACACTTTATTCACTTGAAATCTATTGTATTTCAATTCCTTAATTGCTGTTAATGTTGATACTGTCTTCCCTAATCCCATATCAAGAAATAGTCCGCACTTAGGTACATTGATTACATGATTAATTGCTGTTAATTGATATTTATGTGGAATAAAATCTCTCACGATATCAACTCCTCTACTAACTTATCTACCTCTTCTTTATTTTTTACTTTATAAACTTTTTGACCTAATCTATTAAAATCTCTCTCTACTAATTTTTGCCTTGCTGAATATCTGCCACCAACGGGTCTTTTTAATTTTACAAAAGCAACAGGCTTATCTTTTAAAATAATAATTCTATCTGGCACACCTGAATATCCAGGAGACTCGAATTTTAAACACAGTCCCTTTTTATCTTTAATTTTTTTTACTAAATATTTTTCAATTTGCTTTTCTGTTATTTCCACTTTTCAAAATCATCTCTCAATTTTAAAATTTTTAATTTGTAACTTGTAACTTTATTTTCCCTATATAGTATATAAAACATAGATATTATAGATATTATAGATTTATATAATCCTATATTTTCTATAATTCCTTTATTTTTATAATATATATAGGTTTTAAAGTTACAAATTAATATATAAAATACCTATTAGAGTTATTATATCAACGTTTATAAGGTGTAACTTTAGGTGTAACTTTCTACTTTTAAAGTTACATTAGGTAGGTTAAACCGTTGATATAATAGGGTTTTATATTTTTCCAAAGTTACACCAAAGTTACATTTTGATTTTTGATTTGTAACTTTCTTTTCTCAAAGTTACATTCAAAGTTACACTCTTTTAAATCCTTTTTGCGGTCCATAATTTCCAAAACGTGTTGTTTTTTCATCCTTAACCCACCCAACAATATTACTAATTATTTGATTTATTTCTTTTGCATCAGTTCTTTTCATAAATCGTAAGTCACCTTTTAAGCATTCCTCATACACTTCAACAGCACACACTTTTTGTCTAAATACCATCTGATCACCTTTATCAAAATCACCAGATAAAATATTTAATCTCGAACTTTTATCAAGTGAATACCAGTTTTCAGTAATAGGTTTATCAAGGTAATCACGGATTAATCCTTCTTTTGCGTTTGATTCTTTATGGTGTTCACGTGCCACGTTGGCTAACTCTTCAGCCGCCTTGCTAAGTTGCAAGCTTTCACCCATTAGAAATAATGCATAAGCCTCAGCCCACACCTGGTCAACCTCTTTTGGCAAATCGTCCCAAACACTTTTTTTAATCTCACCTACACAAATATCAATAGGCCAAAAACGTCTATTTCCAGTTGGATCTTTTAAAAATTCATCATCATTTGAAGTACCATAGAAAACACATCTTCTGGGATATTTACTTGTACGTCTTCCATAAGCTTCCCTGTAAATATCTTCTCTTTTACTCAAAAATTGCTTGATTGCATTAGTATCATGCCTGTTCATAGCGGTAAGTTCTCCTACTTCTACAATCCAGCTTCCCTGGATAAGTTCAGAAGCTTCTTTACCTTCAAAAGTTTGTAAACTGTCGTTAAACCAATCTTTACCCAAGATAGAAAAGAAAGTACTCTTACCAACGCCTTGAGGTCCAGCTAAAATTGTCATTACATCAAATTTAACTCCACCAATAATAGCCCTGGCAACTGCAGCTACTAAACTTTTTCGAATTGCTTCTCTAGAAAATACATTATCAGCTGCACCAAAATAATCAATAAGAAGATTATCTATCCTAGGTACTCCGTCCCAATGTAATGATGTTAGATATCTTTCAACATAATTAATTCTATTTCCATCACTTACAATTAATAATGCTTTGTCTTGCTTATCCCGCCCAGTTATTTTATAAACTGTTTCAAGATACCTAGAAAAGGAAGCATCGTCAACTTCAGACCAATCTCTATGATCTTTATTAGAATCATAATGTTTATCCCAAGGCAGTTGGCCAAAGACTAATCCTCGATTACTAAAAATATCAATTGCAATTTTATCTTTTAAATTCGGATCATTTTCCAGAATTAAAACTATATTATTAATAGTCTTTTGGATTTTACCTTCTTCACTTCTTTCAAGTTTGGAAAGCCAGTTTAATTCATCTTCAGCTTGAGTATTTTCATCACTACCTACGATATTAAAAACATCCTTAGCGTTAGCCACCATTTCACTATTCATCAAAGCTGCTACATTAGTATCTTCAAGAGCTAGTTTTTTCATAGCTGTGTAAGATGGATATTTGCTTACAGGTGTTCCGTCTTTCACGTTCTCATCAAGGTTGCTAAATTTGTGTATTCTTATTAGGTCAAAAGCATTAACAAGTTGACCGCAACATGGATCAGTTGCGTGATGTGAGTAAAGGAACTTATTATCATAAAGTACAGCCCCTCCAGAAGTACTACCACCTGTGAATGAGTATCTATCAGGAGTAGCCGTTGCTTCATACAAAGCCGGGATAAAAGTTTGGATGGCTGATGTAATATCATAAACTTTACAAAACGAACCAACTAATCCATTTTTAGTTAGTGGATCTTGTTGTCTAGCTAAAAGTTGTTTTTGTTTAGTATCTTGACCAGGGACGTGTGGCCACGTAGAAATGTCAGTCCAGTCTGCATACATATTAAGTACACCAACACGGCTACAAAATTGTCCAGGATAAAACTGGAATATGTACTCACTATCCACAGAACAAGATGGATAGTACATAAAACGGTTAACTTCAAAAGTAGTTGGATCACAATTTTCAATCCCTAATAAACTACCTAATTTTCTAGCAATAGGTTCATACTCATCTGGAGTACAGCTTTCATCAAGTGGAATAAGCACCCTAAGTCTCGGAGTATAATTGCTGTGCTTTCTCGTAGAATAAACAACAGAAGTACACCCAAGCGAACCTACTCTTTTTAAAATATCGTCCGTCATATTAGGTTGTATGTTATCTAAGTCTAAACAGACAACATCACGACTGATGATGTTCGTTGCTTTTCTTCGACCATCTAAAAGCTTAGCACCTGTAAAGCCCCCAACATCTTTTAAATTATCTTGATCAGATTTTTTCATCTTGAGAAATTCATCATATTTCTCTTGCGTTCTAACTGGAAATTTTAAAGTTTCTACAAAGTCAAGCCAACTAATATCTGTATTTTGCCAAATAGTTGCTTTTCTGTGATTTGCTTTAGCAATTCCTAATAATCTATTTGCTTGCACTTTTTAACCTCCTTTCTTAATCTTTCATATAATATTTAGTTTCAAATCCAGCACCTTTTAGCACTAATCCTGGAGCCCAAGGAATAGGCTCTGCCAAAATATTATTTACATCTTCTAGTTTTTCATCGTCGTATGCATCTATTACCACTTCATCATGGATATGCATTACTACATCATAATTTTTTTCGTATAATCTTAACAATGTTTCCGCTAGGCAATCTCTTGCTATTGCTTGAACAATATTCTCGACTAGCTTTCCTCCATAGGTTGAGTTAACTTCCCAATTTTTAGTAGTCTGGTTAACTCCATAATAATGAAGTGCATCTTTTTCAAATTGATTCAGTTTTAGAAAAGGCTTAGGATAATAAAGTGAACGGCCACTAGGTAATTTAATTGATATAAAATCAAGACCGTACATCATATCCCATTCACGTTGAATCTCAAGGCCTCTTACATATTGCGTTCCGTTGCCATTCATAGCTTGAATTACAGCATCTCCGACTGCATACCATAAGCGGACAATGTTCTTATTAGCATCTCTCCAACGAACTTTAATATCCGTAAGTTCTTCACTAGTAAGGCCCATTCTATCAGCTCCCATTGCTATTAAAGCTGATTCACCACCTTGATAGCCTAATGCTAATGTTGCTACTTTACCGCGTTGCCTTAAGCTATACTCAGGATTACCTTTTGAGATTTTATCAATCGGTACATTAAACATCTGACTAGCTGTTGCTTCGTAGATTTTACCGTGTGTTGCGAATACTTCATTGACCCACTCCTCACCAGCTAACCAAGCAATTACTCTTGCTTCAATGGCGCTAAAATCACTTATTATAAACTTATCTTTACTAGCAATAAATGCTGTTCTTACTAGTTGGCTAAGAGTATCAGGCACATTACCATATAGAAGTTTTAACGCTTCATAATCACCAGCTTTTGCAAAACTTCTAGCAGTATCCAGCGTATCGATGTAATTTCTAGGTAAGTTTTGAACTTGAACAAGTCGACCAGCCCAACGACCAGTCCTGTTAGCTCCGTAAAACTGTAACAGCCCTCGAACTCTATCATCTTTACACATCGCATTTTCCATTGCCGAATACTTACTAACACTAGTTTTTCCAAGTTGCTGCCTTATCTCTAAAACTCTTTTAACTTTTAAAGGTAAATTATCCCTTGATAACAAGTCAGAAATGACATCTTTTGTTAATCCATTAAGTTCTTCTCCTAATTCACTTTCAACCCAAGTTTTAAGTTGACTAACACTATTTGGATTTTCAAGTTCAGTAATTTTAAAAGCTTCCTCTGTTAAATTATTAGTACTTTCAGAATCGATAGAAAGCACACCATTTACTAACGCTCTATCCACCATTACTCCGTTAGCGTTCATTAGAATATCCATTTCCCAAAGTTTTTGCTCTTTTGATGGAACTTCAAAAGCCTTTATATATTGATAAATTTCATACTCTGCTTCTACGTCCTGCATATTATACTCACAGTATAGTTTCCATTTCTCTAAATCATGATGCGGATCATTCCAAGTCCTACCACCGTTAGTCTTCGTTGGCTTACAAGGAACAGAGAAATATTGAATTAATCTATTTCCAGTTGATAGTTTTTTCTTATCCTCAGCAATACCTATTGCCTTACCAGTCATTCCTAACCCAGCAGGCAATCCTAAATAAGTAGCGTGCATCATTGTGCACCTCCACTGAGATATATTAGTCTCATATCCAGCCCTATTTAAACAGTACCATTCAAAAGCAGCATTATATGCGTGCTTAATACAATCTGGATTATTTAATAAAGCAACGATATCATCAGGAATTTTCTCACCTTGTTTTATGTCTACTAATTTAACTTCCGAATCATTAAGTTTGTAAGAGAATAGCAAAATTTCAAAGTCTTCAGATTGAGCATATTTATAAGCCCCACATTTAGAAATATTCACACTGCTTCGAGTTTCAATATCAATACTTAAATGTTGCATATAGTCCTCCTAAAAATTTAGGGGGGCTACCCCCCTTAGTAATTTATTAATATTAAAGCGGAAGTCCAGTTAATGGATCTACACCAAATGAATTTTGTTGAGTAGGCTGTTGATACTGCTGTACAGGTTGTGCTAGTTGCGGATTAGGGAATGGATTAGGATTTGATGCACCACCTAAAGCACTAAATACTTTATCTGCAGACACAGGAGCACCACCTAAAACTTCACCGTCTCTAACTTTTTGAATGTGAGTTAGTCCGAACCCTACACCTTTTTTACCTGTGTGCATATATGGAAATACATTAATTGCTACGTTCGCATATACTCCAGAATAAATTTCAGATTGATTTAAGATAGGTTGAACATTTTGATCTACAATTTGCGGTTGTCTATCCGCATTTGCACTAGCTGTGAAAACCCAACAACCTTTACATTCATCGCCGAAAGGTGTTCCATCTTGCTTCACTCCATCACCATCATGGATAGGATTAGCAACTACTGGAGGCATTACACCGTTCCATTTCTCATTTAATCCTTTTTGAGCTGCAGCTTGAATTGCTGCATCTAATCTTTGCTTACTATTTAAATCGCTTTTCGGTAATAAAATTGTAGTGCTATATTTTGGCGTTAAATCTGGATTATTTGAGTAAGGTTTAAATACATTTACATAACTTAATCTCACGTTTTGTACTACTGCTGTTGTTTCATTTGTCATAATTTTAAAATCTCCTTAATTTCTGTATTAATTTATTGGTTTAAAAATACTTGTTGCTTTTACTGTATCAGTAATCGCAGGTCTTTTGTCGTTTTCGAATACTAAAGTAGGTTTACCAGTACTTGTGACAACCATATCACCTACTAAATTGTTAAATTGTTCTTTACCAAGGGCCTTTTCTAATTTGGCCAAAGTCAACGGTACTTTATCAAAGATTATTGCTTCATCAATACCACCGTCCATTAATTTCTTAAGAGCCTCATCTTGATTAGTCCAAGAGCGTGAAGTTCTTCCAGCTACTGCTTTTAGTCCCTTAACATCTTCACCAGTTAAGCATAGATTCAAGGCATAGGCTTTTAAATCGTTAACCCATTTCGCTATGTCTTCACCTCGTGAAATATATTCGAATAACTTATCTCTAGGAATTTCATTAGGATTCAAGTGTATTTCAGATTCAAGAGATAAATTATTCTCCGCCCTGGCCGAACAAATATCTCGGGCTTTACAGAACTTACAAGCCTTAGCCGATGGAACTAATTCACCTGTTCCACTTAGAGCCTTACTTGATTGAACGCTGAAATAATCGCCCCACAATAACAATTCAGAAAGGTCAACTTCCCAACTTGAATAATTATTTAACCGTGGCTGTACAATATTCATTTCAATTTTTTTGATATCATAAATTAAGCTAAATGCATTGTAAGCACCAAGTGCATATAAGATTAATTGTTCATTTTTCTCAGCAGAGACTGGAACCCCCTTACCATATTTCAAGTCGATAATAGAAAGTGTAGATCCGTGAATTAAAATACAGTCACAAGTCCCAAATCCTCCCGGTACCCAACTAGAAAAATCTACTCTTTTTTCAATCTCTATATAAGGCTTAGATGGAAAGCTTAAAGCTTTTTCTTTTATAAAATCAACATAATTGTCTGTAAATCCATCCATTTCAGCTTGATATAATTCATCTTCTTTTATTTTTTTAACTGCTGCATTAAGCTTTCTTTTACCAAATCCTTTTGAATCTAAATAGTGCTTTAGTTTAAGTTCGCTTAATTCATGAGCCAATGTACCTTCCTTTGCATATACAGACTCAGTGTCTGGAATACCTTCCTCCATTTGCACGCTACCAGGACAGGTGGCCCACCTACTGGCACCACTAGCACTAAGCTTTGCATGAGCCCTTTCTTTGTGATTAATCTCAGTCATTAGATAGCCGCTCCTAATTCTCGCAATCTTAGTGCAAAAGCTCCGTATTGTTCAACAGGTAATGTTGTAAGGGCTAATGAGTTAAACTCTTGTAACAAACCTTGTAAAAGTTGAATTTTACCTGCTTGAACTAAAGTACTTGATGCACGTTGTAAATCTTCTAAAGTATAGGTTTTTTCAGCAACAGGCACTACAGTTTGTACAGTTTGTTGAGTTGGTACTGTTTGCTGAACAGTTTGTGTTGGTGCAGTTTGTACTGGTACCGATTGAACTGGTTGAACTGGTTGAACTGGTTGAACAGGTACTGTTTGCTGAACAGTTTGTGTTGGTGCAGTTTGTACTGGTTGTTGAATTGGTACTTGAGGCTGTTGCACAGGAGAATCTTTAAAAGGCTCCACATTAACCGCCACATTCTCAACATCATTTCCATATTTTGCTATAATTTCATCTAATAAAAGGATATCGTCCTTATTTGTGATTAACACATTTGCATTTACTATTAATTTCATTTTTAATCTCCTATTTTAAATCTTTTAATAATCTTCTACCTTCTTGAATATACTGAATTTTAATATTATGATCTGTACATTCTTGAATATTTTCTATAACAACATCAACTAATTTCTTTAAATATCCTCTTCTTGAGAACTCCTCAGAAGAATGGTTATAATCCTTCAAAAATGCTATGCTTTCCAAAGCTGTATATTTACCATCTTCAATTAAAATTTCACCATTATTTTTTAGTTTACTTATAGGCATTCTCATTTTTGAGTAAGGAAAACCTAAATCATTAACTAAATCATACTTATTGCATCCAGGATTAGAATATATATAATTTCTAATCGCTTGAGTTAAATTAACTCCAGTATTCTTCCTCATTCTTGAAATCCTCCATTTCATAAACTTTATTATTTAGAATGTCAATAACTTCTCTTATCTTTCTACGTTCCAATGATTCAAAATTTGCATAATCTACGCAGTCTGCAAGCTTGTTTCCTGTGTATCGTAAATCTGCTATGATGTCAGAATATTTTTTATTCTCCATAAATTATTTCTCCTAATCTATTTATTACATCTTTTACTATTTCTTCTGGTACTTCAGCACCATCTAGCACGATACATTTTATATTTTTATCGTTAACTATATTTTTCTCTTGAGTTGTTAATAAACCATTTAACTTATCAAACACAGCTATTTCTTCAGAACGCTTTTCACTAGCTTTTAGTCCGTCTAAATCATTTAGCCAAAACTCACAGTATCTTATTATCTTCTTAATATCATCTTGCGGTTCGTCGTGTTTCTTATTTGCTCTTATTCCATATTTCAAGATGTTAGCTTGACACACACTGCCAAAGTCTTTTACTACATCTTGAATTAAATCTATTGTTTCAATTCCACCTGCTTTATAGTGGTTCGGATTAATATTATCTTTTGTCACTTGCTTTTTTCTCCTAAATATGTTATTTTAAAATTGAATATTTTTATAAGTAGTCGTTGTTTTAAACGGCTATTTTTTGTGTTTTTTCACATCTAATCCCCCCTTACTCATCCTTTACAAAACTACCATCAATCATTTTTCCAGTACGATTTTTGATTTGATTATAAGCATAATCAACACAATCCACTAACTCTAAATCATACTTTTTAGCAACAACACCAAGTAAATTTATATAAGTTACTATCATTTTAAACAGTTCTACATCTATTTTTTCTTCACTTATAAAAGTTTTATAAAATCTAGCATCTGTCGTTCTAAGTAATTCTGAAAAACAAATCCAGCTGGTTTTTAATTCATCTTTAGAATGCCATAAAACCGTAGATCTAAAAGTATAATATACAGTTTCTATCGGTTTTAATAATTTAAATGCGACTACTAAAGTAACGTAAACATCACCGATAGCATCTTTTATTTCTACTATTGCCTCTTTATTGCCTAACTCATATTTAGTAATTGCTTGTGTTAGTTCTGAATTCTCTTCTCTTGATTTCTCAAGTTGCATAGCTAAAAAATCATTTCTATTTAAGCCTCTTATTTCTGCCCAATCATTAATTTTATATATATAATCATAATGGTTTAAATTCTCCATTCTATACTCCTTTCAATTCATTTAAATCTATATCTAATACATTTGCTAATCTGACAACATAGTCGAATTTTAATGTAGCGTTAATTCTGTACCTAAAATTGTAAATACACGTTTTGGTACACCGCCTGTATAAGTTGTTATTTTTTTCTACTTACCTTATATCTAGTCATTGCTTTCACCGTCTTCAAATGCAAACTTACCACGTTCATCTAAAATATAAAACGGTAATAATGTCACTACCATAAGTCCACCAATTATAGTATTCCATTCTAAATTACTAAATATTAACATACAAACAGCAACAACAATACACGTCCAATAATAAGTATTAAATTTTCTTTTTCTAATTTTATTCATTTGTTTATGCTCCTTTCTTTTGAGAATCATTATAAAGATGTAAAAACATCTCAATTCTCCCATAATGATATTTTTTTAATCTATCATTAACTCTACGAATTAATTCATATGAATTATCAAGTTTCATAATCTCAGGTTCAATTTTTTTCAACATATATTTTGAAATACTAATTTTTTTCAATAATTCTTTCTCATAAACCCAAAAATCTCGTTCTTCTAAAAATTTTTCATAAGCTTTATCTTGCTCTATTATGTTAAAAATCACGTTAATCACCTTCCTTTCTTTCAATTTATGATATAATTACCTCAAAGGAGGTGAATTATATGAGTTTCGAAAAATTATCTAAAAAGTTATCTAAGTTGACTGACAATGCTAAAGAATTAGAAAAAACTAGCAGTATTCCTTTTGAAGATCTATTAACTTCTACTTTTCTAAAAAAATATACTTCTTTAGATTCTTTAGAATTATTCATTAAAGATAGTCCATTCACAGATATAAATTTTAGTAACTTTGAAAATATCAGTGAACTTGAGTTAGATAATTATGTAAGAACTATTTCAAGTTTTTCTACATGGTCTGATTTTATTAAAACTGCTTGTTCAGAATATGTAAGAAATAAACTATTCAGTTAGTACATCAAATTCAAAATTTGCAAGTTGAGATAAACATTCTTCTAATTTCTCAACTTGTAATTTTGTTTGTTCTATAAGTTCTTTATACTCATCTAAATTAGTAATAGTGATTTTTACTTTCATTATCTCCACTCCTTATTTAATCTCTTGAACTACAGATTCTTTTCTAAGAAATACTTTAGCTCTTTCAAGTATTACCTTAGCTTTCCAATATGGAACATTGTGTTTTGCTAATACATTAATGACCTCATTTCTAATTATCTCTTCATCTTTCATATCGAAAGTATCTCTAGTTTCTGTATCTTTATATTCTCCACTAAAAACTTTATTTTCAGCCATTAAATACATCGGTTCTACTGTCATTTTCTTTTCTCCTTTTAGAAAGTTTAATATTCCCATAAAAAATCTCCTTTAACAAAGTTTAATATATTAAACTTTTAATTTAAAAAAATATCCTGAACTTTTACATCAAGTGCTTTGGCAATCTTTAATAAAGTATCAGTAGTAGTTGTTGTATACGTTCCTGTTTCTAGTCCGACAATAATTGATCTAGATACACCACTGATTCTAGCAAGTTCTGTTTGAGATAAATTTTTCCTTTCACGGTACTCTTTTATTTTATATCCCGTATTCACTTTTTAATCACCTCCTAGCTTATCTTCTAAAATAAGTTTAATATATTAAACAAAAAAAGTCAATAGCTTTTTTAAAAAAGTTTAATATATTATACATAAATTAATTGACACGGTGTTTAATATATTGTACACTTATAAATAAGGAGGTGGAAGTATGAAACTAGGTGATAAAATCAAACAGTTTAGACTTGAAAAAAAATTAACTATGCAACAACTAGCTGATTTATCAGGAAAAAGTAAAGGTTACATTTCTATGTTAGAAAAAGGAATTAATCCACAAACACAAAAACCTATTGAACCATCTTTAGAAGCAATACAAAGTATAGCTAAATCTCTTAATGTAGATCTAGAAGATTTAATAAGTGATACTGAAGATGTTATTAGACTTCCAAAATTAAACAACCCACTTGTTGAAAAGATAACTAATACTGTAAGAAAACTTAACAAAGATAATCAAAGCAAAACATATCAGTATACTAAGAATCTTTTACATTTTCAAAATAGAACTGTACAGGAAGTTTCTATAAAATATAAATCTAAAGAATTAACTGAAATTTTAGTAACTGAAAAAGTTGCTGCTGGTGTTGGTTATTCTTATGGTAATAATGAGGTAACATCATTCTATACAGATCGTGAAGATTTAATGCAATATGATATGGCAACACGTGTATTCGGAGATAGTATGGAGCCTGAATTGTCAGACGGTGACATAATTTTATTAAAACAAGGTTATGATAATGTAAATGGTGATATCTATGTTATTGATTATGATGGAAAAAGTTATGTAAAAAAATTATATAATGATGGGAATCGTTTTGTACTGAAATCAATAAATAAAAAATACTCTGATATTATAATTTATACATCAGATATACAAGATACTTATTTCAATATTGTAGGTAAAGTTGTAGATAGCTTTACACCTGTTGAAAAATAAAATATTAAAGGAGAAATTGAAAATGAAATTAAAAATATTATTAAGTTCTGTACTAGCTACTTCTATTATTATTAGTGGCTGTTCAACAAAGACTGAAAATACAACTACCCAATCTGCAGCTACTCCTCAAACATCTAATAATGATAAACAAAGCACTATTATCAATGAAGGTGGTCTTCATTCTGAAGAAAAATTTAAGAAAGAAACGAGTGTAAGTAAAGAAAATAATGCATTCAAAGTCACAATAACTGGAATCAAATTATCCACATTATCATTTGATAATACTTTTAATGCACAACGATTACAATCTGCTAAATTAGAAGCAAATACCGAATATACATCTGTACTTCTAAGAATTAATATTGAGAATAAATTAACTAAAAATGCTGATATTAATCCTAATACTAGTCATTTACTAATAAAAGATACTAAAGAACAAGTTGAACAAAATCAATATATAGCAGGTTGGAAAGAAACAACTTATTTACCTGGAGCAGAAAAAGAAATGACTATTTTATTTATTGCAAAAAAATCTAAAGTAAATGATATTAAAAATATTTCACTTAATATAGATTCTCCATATACACAAGGTGATTACACTAGATATGAATCATTAACTGTTGATTTAAATAATATTCAATAAATCAACTGTTAATTTACTAAAAATAAAATATATGTTATAATGATATCAGATAGGGCAATGCCCACCGTGAAGAAGTCTTTTATCATTAGATAAAGGCTTCTTTTTCTTTTTAATTGGTCGAATTCGGTCAATTTAAACAAATAAAAAACTCTACACTAACAAGCGACCAAACTAGATAGTGTAGAGATACAACAAGAATTTTAATAAAATAAAACTCTCTTTTATTATAACATGAAGGAGGTGCTTCTGTGAATACTATGGATACAGAAAGTGCAAATATTTTAAAAATACTAGAAATACCAAAAGAAACTAAATATTGGTTAGTTCGTGCTGGACGTGGAGAAGAATATGAAGATTTTAAACAGTCTAGTAGCATAGGGATTCAATACAATCAAATATCACTTGAAAATTTAATTCAATTGGAAAAAATTTCTATTAATGTACCTGAACTCACACCATCAGGACGTAAACGAAAATCAGAAACTATAGAAAAAGAATATAATAAAAAGAAAAAGGATTTATATACTAGTTTAGTTTTAAGAAATATAAAACCCAAACCGTCAAAAAATGGTGCATCTCAAATAGGATCTAGATTACAAAATTTTTATAACAAAATGAATATCGGTGATATTGTTATAGTTCCTTATAGAAGTTCTAGAAAATTTTTAATAGGTATTATTTCAAGTGAAATGTATGAATTAACTGATGATGAATGTTTAGAGTTAAAAAACAAAGTTGAATTAAATTCAATAGGGCAAAAAATATCTGTATGTAAGAAAAGAAGAAAAATCACTTGGGTAAATGAAGTTAATAGAGAATGGATAAATCCTAAACTTTTATATACCGTTAATATGCACCAGTCGGTTATTGATATAACTGATTATGGAAAATATATAGACAGTTTATTATCGCCCGTTTATATTAAAGATAATGTAATATATGGCAAAATATCTGTACGTACAAAAGATAATATAAATTCTGAAGTTTGGGAAACGCTATATAAAACTATTAATAAATTAAAAAATAAAGATGATGTAATTGACATAAAAAGTAATGTAGAAAGTCCTGGTTCACTCTTACTTTCAATGAGTATAGGAGTAGTATCAAGCTTCATAGGCTGTGTTTTATTTTTTTCTAAAGAAATAAGTGTTTTAGGTGTAAAGTTTCAAGGTATAAAACGTTCTCTTAATGAAGCGAAAAAAGAAAAATTAGAAAATAAAAATCTAGAAATTAAAAATGAAAAAGATAAAATTGAACTAGAAAAACTACAAAAAGACCAAATTTTAGAAGATAAAAAACGAGAATTAGACTTATTAGAAATTAACAAGAAAATATCAGATTTAAGAAATCAATCATCTGAACAAGATAGAGTACGAATAGAATCAATTGATTCTGAATTAGAATTGCCATCTATTAATAATGAAATCGAAAATCAATAATAAAAGAAAAAATATTATCACTAATTTCATTATGAGGAGATACTTTAAATACTGTTAAAGTAATTAAAGAAATAAAAACTACCCACTTAAAAGGCAATAAAAAATAAAATAAACTGTATATTATTGATAAAATGAATAAATAACCACTAATAACTTGTAACTTTTTCATTATTCTATCTCCTTTAATTTTATAGTATTATTATACCAAAAATAATTGATAATTAAAACCAATTAAACAAAAACAAATAAAAAAACTCAACACTAACAAGCGACCAAACTAGATAGTGTGAGTTTTTATCAACCGTAAGTCCATTTTGAGTATCAATATATCGTCATACATTAATAATGCTCTCAAAATTACTTAAGATGTGGAGCGAACCTCGCTCATTTAGTTAATTATAACACACATCTTAATATTTTAAAAGAAAGGATGTGTATTTGCTATGCAAAAAAGACAATTACCAAATGGAAAATGGCAATTTTCAGAAGGATATAAAGATAAAGACGGAGTCTACAGACGAATCACTGTGATTAAGCCAAATAAAACTCGCTCATCAGAGAAAGAAGCCTACGAGGAATTACAAGAGAAAATTAGAGAAAAACTTGAAGTTAAGATAGAATTAAAAACAATAGGATATTATAAAGAAGAATTTTTCCAAATTAAAAAGAATTCTGTCAGTATCAATACACTTGCCTCTTATAAGTCAATTTTAAAATTATTAGATGACAATCTCAACCTTAAGGATATAAGCAAATTAAAATTCGAAAAAAAATTGATTAAATATAAAGAAAAATATTCTCCAGGACATGTTAAGCTTATCAAAAATATATTTAATATATTTTTCAAATTCATAAAGACTTACTACGTCCCTACATTTGATGTGGTATTAGAGTTTTCATTATCCAAAGAAGATAAATTTAAAGAAAGACAAAAAATTAAATATATAGAAACGAATGAAATCGAAGAACTACTATCTTCAATCACTCATGCTACCACTAAAGATTTTGTTACAGTTCAATTATTAACAGGATTACGTGCAGGAGAATTATTAGCACTCACTCCTAAAGATATTGACATAAAAAATAAGACACTTACAGTAAATAAAACAAAACACGCTTCAGGTATTTTTACATCACCTAAGACATTATCAAGTATGAGAACTATAGAAATTGACAATACAACTATAGATATACTTATGAGATACATGAGTGCATCTAAAACTATTTTTGACACAAATCTTTCTACACTGAATCATAATTTAAAAAAACTAAACGTTTCTACTCACATGTTTAGGCATACTCACGTTGCGTTATTAGTTGAAGCTGGAGTTCCAATCAAGGTTATTTCTGAAAGATTAGGACACTCAAAGATAGATACAACCTTAGATATATATACTCATGTAACAGAAAAAATGAAGTTAGATCTTAGAACAAAATTAGACAAGCTTTGCTCAGATTTTGCGCAGAAACAAAAACAAGCCCCTTAAACATTAGTTTAAAGGGCTTATTCTTATTAACGGCTGTAGTACTCAACGATAAGTTGTTCGTTGATTTCTGGGTGTAATTCACTTCTTTCTG